ACGCCGGTACGGATCTTTGATCTCTGGAAGATCAGGATGATTCAGGACTGGCTGCCATTTTTCCTGTAGGTGTTCAGTTTGATACATTTTTTACTTACTCCCTATTATTGTTGTTAAGCAGGCTGCTCTTGCCCGGCGCCTACACCATGTTTCTGGCCTCGGGTTATTGCAGTCAAATAAGCAGCCATATGGTCGGATACATCTAAATCTTCCGTTTCTGTTCCGGCTGTTGTGTTGTCATCAGATTTTACAGAAGCTTTCGGAAAGTATGATTCTTTAAGTGTGTTGACTTTCTCTCGATAGTTTTCTTCACTCTGGTATTCAATACTCTCTGTCAGTTCAGCAAATTTCTCTACTTCTGTATCTGCAAGATCAGAAGCAACATCTAGAAGAATCTCATTTTTGAGAAGTTCTCCATTTTCTTTGGTGAGTTCAATATTATCTGCGATGGACTCGTTCAACTTACCTTCAAGCTCATCCACCTTCTCGGCGGCAGCATCAAGCATGTCGTACTGTTCATCAGGCATAGCAATATTGTGCTCTTCAAATAACGCTCTTAGGCCTGCGATAAAGCTGTCCGCGATTTCCGTTTTCATTTTATGTTCAACGGCCATCTCGTTCTTCTTCATCCATTCTTGAACGACATAGTTGAGATAGTTATCAACCTGCTCCGCCATTTCGTTCTGTGCCTCATCAAGCTCTTTTGCATATAACTCTTGGTACTTCTCCTCCAGACGTTCCATTTCCTCTCGTAGTTTGGACTTGATCGCCGCTTCTAGAATAGTAGCAGCTTTCTTCTTAAACTCGTCCGAAAGATCATCTTCTCCTTCCGAAAGTGCCTGTGCGTCATCAGAGAAATCCATTGAAGAAATACGCTCTTCTATTGTCTCCTCTTCCACTTCTTCAGTCTCGGCTAGTTCTTCGCCTTCAGGTTCATGCTCTTCACGAGCACCAGCCTTCATCGGACCAGAACCGTCACCTTGAGCCGTCGCTTTAGCGTTTGAAGGTAGACCTTTACCACCAGCACTTCCAGGTGGTGTGGCCTTCTTCGCTTTCTTCGTCGCGGCATCGCCGGGATCCGTAGTGGCATCAGGAGAAACAACAGCAGGACCCATATCTTGTACTTCACCAGGCAGCTTTTCAGCTGGCATTGCTGGTGCAGCACCTTTAGTGGGGGCGTCTGCAGCTATCTCGGCGAGCTGTTCTTCTTCCACAAATTCTTCATTTGCGAAAGTTTCTAGCTCCGTATTGATGTCTGTCATTGGATTAACTCCCTGTTTGTTTTGTTAATATTAGTTATTTATTATTTTCAAAAGTTAGACATGAACTCATTAAAGAGTTTTATCTTCTTTTCTTCTAATCTCTTAGATTCTTTCCGCAACTCTGCACGATATTTGGCGATATCAACTTCTCTTACGACACCATTATCCCAAATCCATTCTTTACCTTCCATAATACCTTCTACAAAAGCATTAGGTGCAGACGGATCAGCGACAATATCAGCAGCAGTTGCAAGATAAAAGTCATCTTTAACAACATGCATATCCCTTCTTGGTTCTAACGAACCCATACCTCTAGACGAGACACCAAGTTTAGCGCCTTCATCAATAAGATTCTTTACTATTTTTCCAAACGGTGTATCCATAATTTTGGCTTCACCAACAAACTGTTTGCCATCTGGATACAACTTCGTAATCAAATGCGATACACGTTCTAAGTTCACTGTAGGACCATCTGGATGTCCCAGTTCACCAAACGCACGTTTCTGTTGGATGTATTCTCTATTGTATCGCTTAACTTCTTTCTCTAATACATTCATCGGATACATTCTGTTGTTCCGATTCTTTATATCAGCTTCCATGAATACACCTTTGATGCGATAGTTTTTCTTACCCTCAGCGTCATCTTCAGTAATAAACTCTATGTCATCCAGATGTTCAGATATAAGTTTCATTGTTAGTCTTCCTCGACCTCAGCGGGATCACCTGTGATACCTGTGTCTACAGGTGTGGGATCCACTTCGGGGGCAATAATTGTCTCGTATTCAAATGCAGTTCGAGCTAAATCATGTTTGGCATTTACCCATTCATGTTCTCTTTTTGCAGCAACAAGTGTATCAAATGCATCATTAGCAGCTGATAAATCTCCAGCAGTAACAGCGTCTACCATATCACGAACTGACGCCTGTGACTTTTCTATTTTATTATCTTCTCTTTTACCCATAACAATTCCCCATGTTTTGTATATTTATATGTTTTGATTTTCCGGACCACCAAACTTACGACCCGCATCCGCATCAGGCACCGCGTCAGTTTCCCCAGGTCCACCTTGTGGTTCTTGCTGCCAATCATCATCAGGCATATTGTCACCAAAACCACCGTCAGGTCCACCCATATTCGTACCCGCTTCGGGATCAATAATCTCTGCGGCTTTTTCAGCTGCTATCTGTTTATCGATTTCATCGATGTCCTGTTGACTCTGTTTCAACACATTCTTTCTTACCCATTCAACGGAGAAGTATGTGCCTAGGTATTCACTGACACCTTGCAGCTGCTCGATACGATCTTTTAAGATTTCCGCATCTTTCAGTTCAAAGAAATGGTTGTCATCATGAAAGTCATAAATGACATTTTCTTTATGTACATCCCATTCCTCAATCGTCATAATACCTTTTAGAGTACACTGAGTCATTACCAAGTCTTGAAATAATGCACAGAAACGTTTTCTTAAACGTTGAATAAACTTCGTAAACTTTATTTCATCCCTTGTTATCTCTGAAGCACGACCCATGTTGAAACCAGAGTCTGTCAGTAAACGTGAAACAGGAATGTTTAGTGAACGATAAAGTTTCTCTTTGAAATAGGTTACATCTTCCATCTGTCCAAGGTTTTGTCCACCTTGAAGTGTAGTAATCTCTGTACCTCTACCACCTTCTCGTCTAGGCAACCAGAAGTCTTCCAACATAGACATTTGGTTTCTGTCGTCTTTGACTTCACCAGTAGAACCATCATACACTACCTTGTTACGGTAACGTGACATGATATCTTTTAGGTAAGCCTCTGCCTTTGGTTTAGGTAAGTTACCTACATCAATGTAAAAGATTCTACGTTCTGGTGCTCGACTGATACGATAGATGACTAGTGCATCTTCCATCATTCGGAGTTGGTTTGTAGGTTTGATGGCCTTCTGTAGAAAACCATATACCTGTTGTGTGGTAGGGTTGTAAATACCAGACGTTACATATGCAATAGTGTCTGGTGCAACTTTTAATCCTTGTGTAGGATTCTGTGTGATGTTGGCACCTACACCTGTCAGTCCAGGATAGACACCAGCCTCATTGAAAATAAAAAACTCTTGTACTCGTTTTACCAGAGGACCTGAATAGACTTCTCCACTCATTCCATTTCCAGGACGTGTCCCCTGATCTCCTTTCTCAATGACCCGGACCTTCTTGATGAACTTGGGATCGATGTAACGGAGTTCAGTAATACCTTTACGAGGAGCCTTTTCATCCACCATCTTGTGATAGTAGATACGACCATCAATGTACCATCGTCTGAATACATCGTGTCCTTTGCTCTTCCAATTAAGTAATCGTAGAATTTCTCCAAACTCATCAGTTACTTTTCTTTTAATACCAGAGGAAAGGTCAACCCCATCGAGGTTGATTTTAACGGAGATATCTGTCTCGTCTGCTGTGACAGCCTCATTGATAACATCTTCAATGGCCTGATCACATTCAGGAGCTTCTGCGGTTGTACGATACTTACGAATCAGGTCCCAGTCATTCTTCGCTGCTTTATCTAAGTTGACATACTGGCTAAAAAAGCCAGCACCACCCGCGATATCTAGAGTACCGTCTTCGTCAGAAGGGGCGACAAAGGACTGAGCCTTTGCCGCTTCCTTCTTACGTTTTATTTCATATCCAAAAAATTCTGCCATACTATTATTTATACAAACTCAAATAGAACTTTTTTATTTCATTTATAGCTGTCCCAATGTCGGTCCTTTAGAACCACCCAATTGCATCCAGTTGAATCTGAGAGTTACTTCAAATTCTTCTATCGCATCTACAGTATCATAAGCCAAAGCTATCTCACCAACATTCGTCGGCCAGACACCTCTCAACTCAGCAAAACGTATAGGAGCATCACTTCTGTCTTTCTGAACAATATTAGCTACACCATAGTATGATGCTGGATCCTGCGTACCAGAAGTTGATTGACCAATTTCCTGTAACGCATTATTCCATCGTTCAAAATCACCTCTGGCTTCCCAACCAGCATCATTATAAACTGTAATAGTCCAATC